GTATTTCCTGTGGCTCCTGTAGCACCAGCGGGTCCAGTATTTCCTGTCGGTCCTGCTGGTCCAGAAGTTATATCAGTATATTTGGCGAGTTGAATCCATCCACTTGAATCTGCGAAATACATATAACCATTTGTGTTACTGTAAGCAATTGCGCCTTGATAAGTTGTGGCACTTGGAAATACGGCTGTGTTTGCCCAATTAAATGGAATAATACTACTTGCGAGTGGTGCTGTAATTGCACCACTATCAGCAATTGTCACTAAACTTTTTTGTATAGTAGTGCCAGAAGTTCCATCGTATCTTGTGATAGAGTTATCAACGTATGCACCACCAGTACTAACTACGTCACCAGTTCCAGCGCCAGCAGGACCTGTATTTCCTGTTGGACCCTGTATGCCTTGCGGTCCTTGAGCACCTGTTGTACCCACAACCGTGCCGACATTAATTGTTGCAGTATTACTTAATGTGATAATTAAATTATTACTAACTATGCTTGCAGTAGAAATACCCACACCCGTATTCCCTGTGGCGCCTGTAGCACCAGCAGGTCCAGTATTTCCTGTGGCGCCTGTAGCACCAGCAGGTCCAGTATTTCCTACTGGACCCTGTATACCCTGCGGTCCTGTATTTCCTGTGGCTCCTGTGGCGCCAGTTGGTCCTGTATTTCCTTGACCTCCACTATAACTAAATCTAAATTTTCCTGTAGCAGAATTATATTGCAATACTTGACTGTCAAGTGGAGGCGTTGTGAAATCAACAGCAAACAACAATGATGAATTATTACCTAAGTTTGTGTAAATTTCGCTAAAGTTATCATTAATTTTTATAGCACCATTTCTGAGGGAATCACCTGTACCGTCATTGATGGATGTTCCTGTGCCAATAATTAGTTTAGACATTTTTTTATCCTTATATTATTAATTCAGTTTATATGCATTGACTGCACTAAACGAGTTTATTGGAAGTCTATCAACAACCATAAACGTGGTGTTTGCTACACTCTCTGTTGCAAAATATTCATTATTTGCGACAAATGGGCTACCCAAACTAAAGTCTGATACAAAGTTTGTGCCTGTGCCAGTAATCAATGATGCCGTGCGTGAAAGTTCTGTATCATATACAAAAGACACTGGTGTTAACTCATAAATTGACATAGGTAAATCATAGTACAATGAGGTGCTAGATGCTACCGTACCACTAGTCTTTTGATATTGTATATATGTACCTGAAGTTACTGGCGCCTGAGGATATGTTTTATCAAAATATTGTACGCTGATAATGTCTTCAGTTCCAGGAATAATATCATTGAATGTCAACTCTGGAATAGTTAAAAGTCTTACGTCACCATATGTTGTTGCATATGCAGAAGGAACACTCTGCGACTTAACGATAATTTCATCTCGGAACACATCGGTAGGATTTGTTCTACCTCTTCGCCCCCAAGGATTAGATTGTCCATTTAGGAGTGGAGATGGAGATGCTTTGATCGTCTTGTCGTATACTGTATCTTTATATGTGTCAAATTGAATTTCTTCTAATGATGAAATTGCTGATGCACTATACCCCGAAATAACTTCATCGTCATATATTGTATATTTAAAACCATTTCCTTCAAACGGTATAACAATTGCGGTATTTGAAGTAACAGCAAAAATTTCAGTAGGTTGAGTAATTCTAGTCTTAATCAACTCACCTCTTACACTTGGCAAGTTAGAATACAATGAACCAAAGTTGGAAATATCAAATGTTGGTGTGGTATCTTCATACTCACTTTGTGGTAACAATGCAGTAAGTTTTTTATCAGCAACTTCGGCTAATGATACATCTTGCAATATTCTCTTATACAACGGAGTAATATTGGTACTTGTATTAACTTTCAATGTATAGTTATTAGCGGTAACTGTAGTTGCATCCAAATGCATATCAGCCAAATCTTCTGGCTTCAATAGAGATTCTTCTAATGTATTAGTTTCAACGAATGAAATTTGAACATTAGCATATTCATCCAAGAACTTTTCTTGATAACGAATCAAACGCTTTGCGTGGTTAATAACCGAATATTCTTTGAACGTTGGTGTTCCATTGAATACGCTCTGTGTTAGAGAATCGAAAGTGGAAGTTTGATTGTCAAATGTTATATTTGTATTATCAAACGATTGTAGTTGTGTAGAATCTAAAGCAGTTACAGAAAAACTAGTGCTAAACGTTTTGATTGCTCTAGTAAATGTTCTTTGATAGTTTACGTAGATATCTTCGAATGTACGACTTTGATTATCTACTGGTGTGCCTTCGTATATACTCTGTAATGTGTAGTCTGTTAATTTTCTATCCTGTGCTTCGCCAACAGCCAAGTCTTGGAATATTATTCTATGAATTCCAATTGTAGCATTTTTGCTTGTATCTTTTTTAGCCGTGTTAACAGCAGATGCGACAACATCAACTGGTACATTTGCATCAGTCGAACCCTCTCCAGATATCAAGAAGAAATCGAGTGTGATGTTTTGTCTTGAAGACAGAGTTAAGTTTTGCCAATCTTCTAGAATTACCTCTTGAACTTGTTTTAAACGCCTTGCATGATTAACTAATTTATATTCTTGATTTGAATTTAATGTCGCTACTGCTAAACCAGGACTAAACGTTTTGATTGCTCTAGTAAATGTTCTCTGATAGTTTACATAGATATCTTCAACAGTAGAATTACCATTAGTGATTGGTGTGCCTTCGTATACGCTTTGTAGAGTATAGTCACTAAATTTTTGATCTTGTGCTTCACCAACTAATAAATCTTGGAATTGAACTCTGTGAAGTCCAATTGTCGAATATTTGTTTGTAAATTTTGAAGATGCTTTTGCACCAGACTCAACGACAGATATAGTTGTATTTGCATCAACTAAACTTTCTGGTGTGACTAAGACAAATTCAAAATTCGTATCTTGTCTTGCAGATATAGTTAAGTCTTGCCAATCGTCTATAACAACTTCTTGTACCTGCTTAATGCGTTTAGCATGGTTGACTAATTTATATTCATGTGTGTCAGGTGTTGATACTGACGTAGTTGGTACTGTATGTAACTTCTTTATTGTCTCTTGATAAAATCTAGCGTAGTTTGAATATATCGAATTAAAATTCGAATTGCTGTACGCTATTTGTGATCCTTCATAGATACTCTGAGGAATTATGTCATTCAGCGTAGATGCAGACAATTCGCCCAACTCCAAATCTGTCATATTTCTACGATATAGATTTACTGTTGATGGTGGGCGTGTTATGCTTAATTCTTCTGTTATTGCACTAGAAGAATTGTCTATAGTTACATTGTTTGTACCATTTATCAAATACTGCAATGCTAACTTCGTATATTCGATTTGTGCATTTGTAGTAACAGGTCCAGCAAATAGAGTCATTCTTCCATCTGCTTTAGCCGTCACAGTATTCATTGGAGGTTCTTCAATTATGAACTTCCATCTGATATGTGAATCTACGTGTGTGATACCAACAGATATCGCTAAGCCAGCAAACGCAATTCTGTATTTCTGTAATTGAGACACCAAATCGGAATGAAGATCCATCTCATTAAGAATTTGAATCTCACCGAAGAATTGTAAACCAGCAGGGTGAACGATCTGCTTTAGTGTATCTGCGTATGTTTGAAATGTTAAACCACTCTTAATAACATAAGAATAGTCTTGGTAGTAGTATGAGTCTTGAATAACTTTGTAATCAATTTTACCTTCATCATCTAACCAAACACCCTCTCTGACACCAAGACCAGAAACGACAGGACTCAATACTGCATTGCCATCGCCCAATGTGTTTGCAAAGGCACTTGCTGTAGTGTAGTTGATACCAAAATTTGTAACTTCAACGGCACGAATAGAACCAATACCCGTAATGTTGTTTGATGTGTCTACAGTAACGTTTGCGCTTGTGCCTTGAATGCCTGTTGCAATTAAGTTTGCGCCAGCACCAGTTGTAGATGCAACCGAGATAAGTGGAAGCAAACCCGGTGTGTAGCCATCGCCAAAATCTGTTAATTCAATACGTTTGATTGGACCTTTTACTAACCAGTCTTCATTTTTAATAATGTCGTAGTAACTACCATCAGCCTTCATTTGAAATCCATCTTCAAACAAAAGATCGAATGTTGTGGTTTCTACAACCGATGCAATGATACCTGCACCACTATTGCCTGCATGAAGGCTGGTAATTATAAGTGTATTGCCAACACCATAATTGGTACCAGCATTTGAAATTGTAATTAACTTATCAGACAACAATCCCAAAGATGCAATGGTTGTGTCTTGTAGTGTAATAGAAGGCTTCTTAAAATATCCTTCACCTCTATTGATAATAGATAATTTAGAAATTTCACCAACAGTATATGTGTTTGCACCAGAAGTTACTGTGTACGTGTTTGCAAGTTCAGAAACTTCAAAAAGAAAACCAGTGCCACCAGTGTCAGTATTGTCTACTGTCGCAAAAGTGTTTAATTGATATCCATGCCCAAGAGTATTTACTTTTAATGCACTAATTGGCGATTCTTTAATCGAAATAACTTTTGCTTGTGCTTCTGAACCATCACCAGAAATAGTGATAACGTCACCATCTCTGTATCCTGAACCACCATCAATAACGTTAACTTGAGATACGATACCAAAAAGATTTGTAAATAAATTTTCGTCAGTAATATCGAAAATCTCTTCACCGCCAGTGAACGAGCCGCTGACAAGTTTCAATGTCATCTCAGCAACTTCTCTGGATCCAATAAAGAATTTCTTAATGTCTACTACGTTTGCAAGAAAGCCCGTAGTTCTTCCACGAATAGTTTTATTTAAGAATAGAAAAATATCTCTAGTGAAAAGATTACCTAGCGAATTATATCCAAATGCAGATGCGGCAGTTCTAATGACCTGCGTCTTTTCAAACTTACCAGAAGAGACACGAATAATGTCATTGCCTGGATAGTAGAAGTCGATATTGTCATCATACAATAACTTGAAAATAAATCGATAAGAATCTTCATTACTCTTAGACTGGAAGAATTCTCTAAATTTAGATGCAATTACTCGCTTATCACCATAGTATGTTATTGGAATACTAGGATATAATTCATCTTTCAAATAGCCAATGTATGTGTCGATAGACGTTTCTACATTGCGATACTCTAATAATTTTCCTGTTTTACGAACAACGTTATCTCGAACGAAAGATATCTCAGCCGTTGCGGCTGAAGTTTGTCCTGTAATTACTTCGTGTATGCTGAATGGTAGTCTAGTGTCAACCTGTACAATAATTTCACTACCATTGATCTGTTTGATTATTGCTGTTGCGCCAGATGAACCAATAATAGTTTCACCACGAACAAAAGTGCCAGTTTGACTTATAACATCTAATTTTGTTGTTTGCATCCATTCATAGTATGCTTTCATAAACAACAAAAACTTTTCGGATTCTGTTGCCAGGTCTCCGGAAAGTAATGTTTCTACGCCAAACGATGGCTTGAATTTAGATTCTGACATTTTTATCTGCTAACTAAACTAATAGAGTTATCATCAACCATGGTTACTGAAACGTCAACATTTCTTATTGTTAAGATTTGATTTCTTAGTGGTAAAATATCTTTGTTCTTTGGTGTTGCAGTTAATTTAAGTGTACTTGTGCCATCAAAAAATGCAGACGGCGCAAAGTTTGTAATGACAACTTTACCTGTATCATAGTTTACAGTACCAGCATTATTTAACACACCAATATTTCCAGTTGCTTCTAATCTGTAAATTCTTAATAGGCCTGCGTTATCTTCTAAGTAGCAGTTATCGTATCCAAGATATGTGAATCTGTTGGACGTTATTTTATTTCCATCGCCATATGCGTATGTCGTAGACCTATTTCGTGTAGTATCATCAAGTGCATTTGAAAAGCCGATTTCGTATCTTACGGCTTGTCCTAACTGAACGTCAATTTCTTTTTTGATTGTTATTACAGTATCGTTATTCAAAATTGATTTTTCAGACACATCAATTAGTCTTGATAGTTTTGAATATCTAAAATACGTTCCAAATTTACTAATGTCTGAAAGGTTGTATGCGGCAATAGTATCTACAACTAATCCAGAGATTGTGTCGGATGATATTGATGTTTTCTTTGCATCATACTTTACAGTCGCATTAACAGTAATATACAAATATTCAGGATCAACAATTTCTGTCTGTACAGTTAAAACTTTTTTAGGTTTGATAACAGAGTTTACTAAGTTTAATTTTTCAGTAGCAGTTAGCACAGAACCACTTGTTGGTTTGATGGCAATAAAAACTTTACCATATGTTGGTGGATCATTGTCTTCACCACCCCAAACAACAACAGATTCAACTGTGGCTTGACTTAGCAACAATGCTCTGTAGTCTTCAGCAGTTACCGCACGATTTTGCGCTTCGTATGTCTTTGGTGCATTGAATTTAATTTGTGCTGTAGATTCTCTATCATCTCCACCAGCGGCTGGATCGTTGGCAGTAAATACTGCACCAGTAACACTTGTAATGGCATCTGCATATGTTAAGTTTAAAATGTCATTTCCAAGTTTTCCGTTAGAAACAAGATATCGAATAACAACAATGTTTCCATTGTCTAAAGACTTACCAAATGTTCCATCTCCGAATTTTAATTCGTATTGACCATCTTCTGCTTCTTGTATGAAATACACTTGTGAAGTTGAAGTCAATTCAACTAAATTTGTAGACCTAGTAAAAGTTCTTGTTGTGCTGTCAACAGCAGAATTCAAAACTGTCACAGTTATTGTTGTTGTGTCTGCTTTTGTATTTGGAATTAAAAATCTTTGATCTGCATCAGCACCATTTACTGTATATCGTGTTGTAACTAACGAACCTTCTGTTAGTGTGATTGTGTCAGAAAAAACGCCAGAATTAGAGAAGAGTGTTTTTGCTTCAACATTAGAGAATCGATATGTGACACCATCAATGATACCATTGAATTGTGTGTATTCTGGAATCGAAACACTTCCTGGTGATCCAGTCACGCTGAGTAATATCGTTCCAGTGATAGATGCAGACGATGTTGATCTAGGCAAATAATTTAAAGAGTTCGCTAAATTTACAACAGAGTTTCTTTTTTGTGCTGTAGTAAGAAACGCCTCAGATGCTACCATGTTAAGATAGAATGAATTGTAGTATGTGTTATATGCTAACATGTCCAAAAGAACAGACATACCAGAACCATCAAAGTTATAATCTCTGAATTGATCCTGTGCTTGTAAGTATCTTTTGAAGTTATCTTTGATACCCTCAAAATTAAGTTCATCTATTCTTAAATTATTGTCTATGGCCATTTTATGCCGCCCTTGCTAACGATGTTGTGATAGAACCTACTCTATTAATGTTCTTTATGATATACTGTATGTTTAACGTGATTCCGTATTCTTCGTACTTAATATCAATTTTATCGACAATAACTCTAGGCTCATGTCTTACAATGGCGTCAACTATTTCTTTTTTCATGTTGAATTCAGAGAAGCCAGGTTCATATGAAAAAAGATAGTCACTTAAATTACATCCATAAAACGGATTAAAAGGCCTAGTTCCTTTTTTAGTTCGAATCAAATTGATTATTGATCTTTTGATTGCGACTTCATTTATAACAGGGCGAACGTCACCACTCACCGGATGTGGGGTGAAATCTAAACTTAAGTCTTTGAAGAATACGATATCTGCCATTTTTTTCTTTTATTTATGTCGCTTGTTCTGCCGTTTTGGCATCTTGAATTTCTTTTCTGCGTTCTTTTGTTGCTTTACTTAATTCTGCTAGTGCTTTTCTTGCTCTTGTGCCAGCGGCTTTATTGCCTTTGCTTTCGAATTTATCGTTCTCGGCAAGATATGCTTCAAATAAATTTACTAAATTTTCGTGATTTGTCATAATTATTCCTTATAAAATGTTGACATTCGCTTGACATAGTGTTACACTAACTGTGTAGCCTATGATATTAACTGTATTAAGCCTCGGGTACCGGAAGAGTCTTAGCGACAGCAATTTCAGCATCTTGCAGTATGTTCTTATCTTCCAGTGCCTTTATTCTTAATATCAATTCATTCAGGGTAGTATTATTCACGCTATCAGAGAATCTTAATTCTGTGTTTCCATGAAGTCTAAAGTTGGTGTTCGTTGAGAGAGTAATCTTATCATCATTTGTGTTCCACACAATTGAATTCTTTTCAGTAACAGTCGCAAAATTTCTAGTCATACTTGGAGCAGTACCAAAATATTCTGATGCGGCTTCAGGTATCGCTGGCAAGTATCCAAGAATCGCTGGCTCTTGTGCAGATAAAGAATCTAAGAAGAATCCAAAAACCCAATCACCCAATTTAGGTGCACCATATAAATTTGGTGTGTTTGTAGGATGTATTGACGTTGCCCAAGGCAAATCTTCAGTTGGAATAAGTCCAGCCTTCTTTGCTGGATGATATCCAAAACATCTCACTTTGCATCTACCTAGCGTCAATGGATCGTCAATGCTTTCAACGATTCCAATCCACCAAATAAATCCATCTTGCCCAATAAAATTCTTCATAGTTTATCTAATTCTGATGTATCTACTGAGCCTGGAGGAACATTATCTTTAATCCAAGTGAGTAATTGTTTTTTCACATCAAGTTCTTTCTTAGCAGGTTTTCCTGGTTCTTTAAGTGTCAAGTACTTAAAGTCTTTAATGACAGGATTACCTTTCTTATCTTTATATGCTTTACCTGTTTGTGGATCAACAATAAAAATTGTATTCTCTGGATTATTTAGAATGACATAAATTCCACCTTGAACGGTTGGTGGCATTGCAGTTGTCACTAAGTTATATACAGTCTGTGCCGCACCTGCGTGAGTCGCAAGCAAAATGTCTTCAGGCACAACTCTTGATCTTGATTTGTTATTCTTGATTGCAATCTGATAATTAGTCAGTACCCAAGATACGTGAATGTTCTTTGGTTCATATCCAGCATCGAACAGTTTCGGCAAAACATCTGTCATGTCTGAAACTTCTTTGAATGTGCTATCGAAAATAAGATTTGGCAATTGCCCCTTTTCAGCGCCAGCAAGCATCAAGTCTAACGTCTTGTTTTTTACGTCAGTTGCACGAATAAGAACGTGTAAAATGTAAACGTGAGTTGGAGTTTTTAAGTCCAATTGATTCATTCTTAATTTCTTATCAATCAATTCTTTTTTGATGAGGTCTTTGTCTCTCTCAGAAATTTTGTCGCCGTACTTATCAAGCAAGTCTTGAGTCGTGAATTTACCAAGTGAATCTAACTTTTGAAATGCAATCTTCAATTCGTCAACGTCACGAATTTTAAAGTCAGAACCTTGCATGAAATGTTGAACAGCAAAGCCTTTACCTGAACCCGCACCACCAGCAAGAAAGACAATCTGCCCATACTTTGCGCCATTATTATAGAGTATTTGTTTCTCTACAAGTTCATACGCCTTGTAGTCTTTCAACTCTAAAAATTCTGAGAATTTAATTTTTAAACTCATTTGAAATAACCTTTAGTTAAATGTATACTAGTTCCGACAAATCTTTTGCCGTCAAATCGTTTCTGTTGAAATCTATAGGAATTGAACCTCTTGATAATTCTAATCTTTTGACATATGTTGTGAGTGTGATATTATGTTTAACTCCAGACACAAAGTATCTTCCGCCATTATATTCATCGGTAATAAGATTTGATTGTCCAGGTAACATTTTTTTATCTAGCGCACTAGGAATCACAAGATTTACAATGTGTCCAGAACCAATATTATTTGTTGCGCCTTGAATATCGACTTCGATCTTAAACATCGTCTTTGATAAACTACCAAAAATATTATCTTTCAACCAAGAACTTCTTTGAATAGGATCATTAAAATGTGAAGAAGAGAAGATTAATTTTCTTCCTGGAGTTTCTCCGTTGTTATTGTTGTAAGTATTAAAGATGTTGTTTTTATCTATGAGTTTGTTTGTATAAAAATCTTTAGTACCATTTTCTTCTCTTGAATATCCAATATTAGTTACTGTAGAATTTCTCTTGATTGGGTCAATAGATGTGATTGTCGTATTGTAGTGACCAAATAACATCATTTCCAAATGGTTGAAGTTATCTTTTTTTGTTAGTTTCGTAGTTCGAATATAACTCGGTTCAATTTTGGCGTCAGCATTTGGACTATAAATTATATTATGAATACCGCCTGTGGTAGAATCTTCTACTAACTTATCGTAACTTCCGAAAAAGTGTGTCGATGCAAATGGTTTTCCATCAGTATATTTTCCGATCACAGGAAAAAATCTCTCAAAGAACAAAAAGAATTTTGATCTAGAACAAGACCTTTGCGCCAATGCTTCAATTGCTTTGTGTGGCATTAGTCCAGTAGATATGAAAGGATTATTTATTGTTATCTTTGGGTCTTCTAACATCAAATCATTTGAAGACATTTCACTAAAAATAGAACGAACAGCAGTCGCAACAGACATGTTCTTGTAACTCTTATATAAATTCTTTTTCATCGAATTAACAAAACTTCTAGATGTAAAGTATAGTGAATATCTTGCGCCGAGACTGTCCATATTGACCGTGTGGGCGCCAATCTTATTGATAATTAAATCTTCACGCCAAATCAAAATCTCATTCGTGTTTGGTTTAGCAAATTTTATCAGCAACTTTTCACCACCTTGAAGTTGAAACTTTTCTATTCCACCTCCAACATCAGTCAAAGTAACTGATCCAACAATTGCAGATGAGAATATATTCTCATCAATGTCTAAACTTTCGAATGCTTCTAATAGAGATATCTGTAAACCTTGTCTTGTTTCAATAGACAATTGATTAATTACAAAACTTCCTCCAATTGCTTTTGGTACTGTATCTTTCGTATTTAATGACAAATTTGATTTTTGAAATTCAAAATCGTCTATTGTTTTTCCGAATGGATACGGCAGAGTGTAATATTCGCTCATATATTATACAATCGGTTTACTTAAGATGGATCTTAATCCCGATTCTAGTGTGCTTACCATACTTGGATTTAAAATTTTGATTTTAGATTTATTTGTGTTCAATCTTAATTCCCACTCATATGCAGTTTCAGCACTTCTTCTATTGGGTGGTAAATTTGTATATTCAATAAAGTCTATAATGTTTCCATAACTGTCATAGTAATACTTTGCTGTCGCTAATGCGGCCGCTACACTACCATATTTTTCGATAATATAGTTCTTAAATACTTCGGTGTTCTTTGGCCAGTCATCATAAATGCTATGCACGTTATTAGTCAGCATGACGATCCAATCATATCCTGGATTACCATAGAACTTGTATGAAATATAGTCGGGACTTTCTCCGTCTTGCACAACATATGGCGTATATCCAATCGATCTATATTGTGTGATATAGTCTTTTACTTTTGATACGATATTGATATCAATTGCTTTTAGATAGTTGTGGTCATCTATCTTATAAGCAATTTTGGGGTAGTATGTGAATATGCTCATTAGAAAATTGTCCTAGTTCCCGGCACACCGAATTCGCTGCCTTCTTGTCCAGATGAAATTTGTCCTGCAAGTGGCAATGTTGTTTCTCTTAAACCAATCGTTAGAGTAACTTCTGATGGATAATATTTACCGCCAGTACCATCCGAAGAAAAGAAAACCATTTTATTTTGTGATCCATAATCAACTTGTACGTTTTCTATGACGCAGTACTCACTACCAAAAACTTCAGCAATACCGCCATCGCTTTTGTTCGTTCTTGGGTCTTGAAGTACAATTTGAAATTTACACATATCTGGATATCCAAAACTAAATGCTCTGTCGCCTGAAGGCAATACACTTCCTCCAGGAAACAGAGAATTTATTTGGCCTACTGTGAGTTTAGTGTTTTCTTTTAATTCGTCATCTTGTTGTTGTTTATTTTCTGTTGCATCGTCTTTCTGTGAGTCTACTGTTGTGCCTTCAGCCGTTATGTTAAAGATACCAGTCCCGGCTTCTCCTTTAGCCGATGATGCAATTCTAAATGATTTAATAATATCTGTCATTTTTTCTGCTTCATCTTTACTTGTTGGTTTCATTACAAATGGCAATTGAAATCGTCTAAATGTTGGGCCTTGATAAATTAATTGTTGAAATGTATTCAAAACTCTTCTTGTCAGAAATTCATATTGTGCTTTTCCTGATTGCCCAGCAGATGCAATAAAACTTGCGGCACCGGCGCCGCCACCAACCAATTGTTTATAGAGTGCATCTACTCCACCTTTAACGGTGGCGTAAGTAAAGTTCTGCTTGATACCTTCGGATGTTGGTGATCCAAAAATATTCGCACTTTCTGAATATCCGTTTTGAAGTGCGCTTGTAAACGATCCAGACATACGCATAAATATGATTGGTGCACCAGATGCCGGACCAAGTCCCATATTATCGTAGAATTGAAATCTTGCCATGGGAGTTACAAAGTCGGAATGTCCATAATCTGAACCAAAAATTAAAGGTCCAGTTGTTGTTGGATATGCTCCGGTTTTTGTGTTTAATTCGAATGGCGATGCCATATTTTTAATTCCTTATTAAATTCTATTATTCTATTTATGTCATACAAAGGTAAATTTAAGCCTAAAAACTATCAAAAGTACAAAGGTAACCCAACTAATATTGTATATCGTAGTCTGCTAGAACGTAGATTCATGGTATACTGTGATGAAACTCCCTCTATACTTGAATGGTCTTCTGAAGAAGTTGTTGTGCCGTATGTGTCTCCTGTTGACAATCGATATCACAGATATTTTGTTGATTTCTGGATGAAATACAAAGACAAAAACGGAGAGATAAAATCTGTATTGATTGAAGTCAAACCAGACATACAAACACGACCTCCTGTTAGAAAAAATACACCCAATGGTAAGCCTACTAGACGATTCATCAATGAAGTGATGACATGGGGCGTCAATCAAGCAAAATGGGAAGCGGCAACAAAGTACTCAATTGAAAGAAATTGGGAATTTAAAATCATAACCGACAAAGATTTGAGATAAATAGAAGATGATATTCGATAACATACTCATTCAAGGCGCACGACAAGGCATCATTCCTGCAAGAACAGTTGCGGCAAGGGAGTGGTATAGGTCTGCGGCTGGCAAATTAACGTCAAACATAACTCCTGGAGTGTTTGAGAAACGAACCGATGAAGCAAGAAAAGTTGCTACTATGGAATATGGGTACATGTACGCATTTAAATATGATCCAAAGATGAAAAAGGAATTGCCGTACTACGACACATTTCCATTAATTTTTCCAGTCAGAATGGACTCTGATGGATTCTTAGGAATCAACTTTCACTATTTGCCTCCTGTGTTACGTGCTAAATTAATGAATGCGCTGTATTCGACATTGACAAATAAAAAATATGATGACACTACAAAAGTTAGAATTTCATATTCTATCTTGCAATCTGCATCTAAGTACAGATACTTTAAACCGATGCTAAAGAAATATCTAAGAAGTCATGTGCGTTCACAATTCTTAGAGATACAAGTAAACGAATGGGATATGGCTATTTTTCTACCAACTGAGTCTTTCAGAAAAGCAGACACAGGCCGTGTTTGGGAAGAGTCTCGCAAACAATTAGGAAAGTCATAAAATGGCAAACACAGAAAACTATTCAATAAAAAATTTAAGAGCATCATTAGGAAAACTTCTTAGACCAAATAACTTTAGAGTTAAACTGACTCTAGCAAGTACATCTGGTAGAGAAGATCAACCGCAAGTATCTACAATAGCGAACACATTTGAATTTAGATGCGAAAAAGCAGAAATACCAGGAAGAACAATTGCTACTGCCGATGATATGGGATCAGGAACATCATTAAAACTTCCATATGATACGACTTACAATGACATTCAGTTGTCTATCATTTGTTCTGAAAAAATGGAAGAGCGTAAATTCTTTGAGAAATGGATGGACTTCATTGTGAAACCTGGTAATAATGCACAGGCTGGAACTGTTGCATTCTATTCGCAATATGCTTTAGGCAACACACTTGAAGTTTCTCAACTTACTGATGCTGGAGTACCTGCTATAACATACACATGTCATCACGTTTATCCTATTGCAATTACACCCATGAATGCAACATGGGAAGAGATTAACACTTATCAGCGATTTGGCGTAACACTTGCGTATAGATATCATACCTATGCGTAAATTTTTTTAATATAACTACCGGAGAAATACTATGGCTTTACCGAAAATTAGCAATCCAATATTTGAATTGACTTTACCATCGACAGGAACAACTGTCAAATATCGTCCATTCTTAGTAAAGGAACAAAAAATTCTTTTGCTTGCAATGGAATCAGAAGATCAAAAATCAGTTTTGTTAGCAATTAAACAGATTGTCAACAACTGCGCTCTTGATAAAATCAATCCAGATGAAATTCCAACATTTGACTTAGAGTACTTCTTTATGAGACTCAGAGCAAAATCAATTGGTGAAACAATCGATTTGAAATTACGTCATCCAACGGGATCGAATTCTAATGTTGAAGAGTGTGATGGCATTACAGATGCCAAATTAAACTTATTAGAAGTTGAAGTTATCAAGACTGAAGATCACACAGACAAAATCGTGTTAGACGAAGAAACTGGTATTGGCATTAAATTGAAATACCCTAACGTTACAATGGCGATTGAAGCCAGCAAGTCTAACGAAGGCAAGAATCAAATGGACGTTGCATCGGATGCTATTATCAACAGCATTGAATATATCTTTGATAACGAAAATGTCTATAAAAAAGAAGATTACACAAAGAAAGAATTGTTAGAGTTTATTGAAAACTTGAATCAAGATCAATACTTGAAACTAACAAAGTTCTTTGAGTTAATGCCAAAACTAAAACACAAAGTAAAATGGACTTGCAAAAAATGTAATTGTGATGATGAGATCACAATGGAGGGGTTGCAGAATTTTTTCGGGTTCTGATGGGGGGAGAAAGTTTAGCGACTTACTATCAGACCAACTTTTCTCTAATGCAACATCATAAATATGATTTGGAAACATTAGAGAACATGATGCCCTTTGAACGTGAATTGTATATTATGCTATTGTCTCAACATATAGAAGACATGAATCAACAACAGCAATTACTAGCACAACAAAGAGGAAGAAGATAAATGACAACCGCTAAAGAGTACGCTAAATTAAGTGTTAGTGAACAGAAAAAAGAAGATTGGATGAACGCTAAATGGCGTCCGATGATGGGTTGGATTTATATGTTGACCTGCGTGACTGACTTCATTATCTTTCCTATTTTGTGGAGTATTTTACAAGCCGCATTGAAACAACCTGTGACTGCATGGCAACCCATCACCTTGCAAGGCGCAGGTTTATTTCACCTCTCTATGGGTGCTATTATTGGTGTTGCGGCTTTCGGACGTACACAAGAAAAACTAGCAGGAGCAAACAATGGCGGAATGCAACCCTTGGGACAAAGCGTCACA